TATATGGATAAAGACGCACTTTTACTTACGAATAGTAGCAGGTGAGGTATCCGTCGGCGAGTTGTGCGGTTCTCAGGGTCTCTAACCAGCACTTCTGGACGTAATGAGCACCATTCGCCTGTGCCATATCGGTGATCGCCATGTAGAGTTCGATGCCACTACTGTTGATACGCTCTCCTCTGTTCAGACGACTCGCCTGCCAGAAACCAGTCGAACCGAACGAAGCGACATTGCTATCGTTCAGTACTCCCGCCCCACCAGCAGTCCCACCACCCGAATCAAGGTTAGAACCCGACAGAATAATTCCTTCATTTGAATACACTTCACGACCCACGTGTGGCGTGATGCCCTCTGCCTGAACCACATTGTGGAAATGACGTGCCGAGTTGGAGACATCGATCGGGAAGAGGAATTGTTCGTTGTATTTAATGTTGGATGTCAGACGACCTGTGAAATCACCGACCACAATCGGTACAGAGTATTGTCTGTCCGGACCCAGAGCACAATATTTATTGGTGGCATTCACCATAGTCCGCTGAGTCGCATTCGTGATTCCCCAGATAACCTTGGAGACTATCCGACCTGCTCCACCGATGTTACGGATTTGAGTACTCGCCCATTCGTTTCCTACTGGGACTGTCGTGGGGAGAGAGAATTTAGAGAGTCTGTAATCCACGTACTGAAACTGCATGTTGCGGTTAGCATTCGCGAACGATTCCATCATTTCCTGTGGGTAGTAGATATGATCGGCGATCATACGAGTCGAGGGAGCATGAATGGAGATTCCGCCCTCTGCAATTGTCTCACCATACGCTCTGTCCGTCGAGACAGTCGTGGATCCTGCCGCCGAGAAGACAAACTCAAAGTTAATCGGTTCCTTAAACATATAGATCGGTAACTGATTAGTCTTCAGGAACGGGAAGAGTTCTGAGATCTTAATCTGCCACGCAGGGCACAAGTCCTGACGGAGAGTGAAAACCTCCGCAGCAGCACCATTACCCGACCGACGCTTCAGGTAACTGATGTCTCTGAGATCTCTCTTAGGAGCGGTCTGACCCGGACCCGCAGCAGCACCATTCCCGCCATACGTGGGAACAGTCATTTCCTTCCCATTGCCGAGCATAAGAGCACCTTCAAATCCTGCCCGTGCCGCCACAGCACCCGCAGCGACGCCCGCCGAGGTGTTGGACTGGAGGTTAGACCCGAACTCGAGAGTAGCACCCGCTCCCACTTCTCTGTCCGTGTATTCAATCTCGTAGACGTTTCCATGACGACCACTCTGGAAGAATTCACGCTCAATCTCGGTCTCCTGAGTCAAAAAGCACGAACGATATGACGAATAATCATTGAAATCATCAATCTCACAAACAGTCTTAGTACCGACCCGAAGAGTGGCACGCTGAATGAGAGCGAGGATCCCAACACCGACTGGGAGATACAGGTTTCCGATAGCACCATCATTGGAGGCAAGACAAAACTCTACCGAGGAATGGGAATGAAGGATTCCCTTGTTCTGGAGGACGAACCTACAATGGGTCTCAGACTGGGTTACAGGTTCTAATATGGCAGTCTCCACATCAATCGCCGTGTTCGAGGGAAGAGACCCTATTCTGAGAAGGTCGGGGATACTCGCCGAACCCTTCGGTGTCTGGGTGGTCGCAACAACAGGGTTTGAACCGGTATTCTGGACAGCGGAACCTTGATAACTCTGACTCATTTATATTCTAAAGGTCAAAGATATTTGGAAGATTAAATTTAATTTCTTCTAGTTGATGACTTGGAGACCAGTCTGGTTAAATACCAGGGTCTGTTTCGCATGGACGAAGACATATGCTGCATGAGGACGGTTCGTGTCTAATCCACAGGACATCTGGAGACCCCAATTTTCACGACTGAAATCAACACCATCACCGCTGATAACATCGTAGGCAATACCGACACCATAGGAGTTCTGTGTTTCTGCCGAAGTCAGATCAACGAGATCTTGGTTTGCTCCCGTGTTCTGTACCACCCACGTATTTCTGGGACCCACCGAGGAACGCTGGAGGTTAGAGAACTGCTTGAGGGCGTTGAGATACTGACGCTGGAGTTCAGAATCGACCACACGAATCTGACCATTATCCTTCTGCAGAGTATCCAGATTGTATTCCAGAGGGAACCGAGTGCCTCCCCGAGTGAAGATGACTTGGTCAATGTTCGCAATCGCACCGCCCACATTCTTGAGAGGAGCGGTCGCAGTCCCGTCCTTACTGAAACTATTGATGTCTGCCGAAGGAACGAAATTACAGAAAACACCCAGGACCCGGGACATCCCCAACTGAAAGTTCATGATCGGGTTGGTGGAGTTGATGCTCGCGAAATAACTGGAGATGCTGTTGTATTCAAAGGTGTTCCCACCTGCCGAAAACTGGGAAGTCATCTGGGGAGTCGGTTCATTCATTTCACAAATTAACTTGACATTGCTGAGTTCGTAGAAAGCATCGGGGAATGCCGCAAGAGCACCGTTACGAGCAAATAAGACATTGCTGTCGGGAGCGAGATGGACTTCCACTAACAGACCCTTGAGTCCCCACGTCGAGGAGAGGGGGATGTCTTGAACACCATTGAAGAGACCACACGGGAGAGGCATACAGAAGGAGTTGCCCTGCTCACCTACCGCTGCTGCCCGATTCAGAGTAACCTGAGACGGGAGGTCTGTGACCGCAATCTTATGAAGGTTGTAATTCGGGACGACGAGTGACGCCTCGCTCAGATGATCCTTACAATCACTCAGGGCATTCGTGATCGGCAAGAACGATGCTGCAAACCGAGAATAATGTCTGATATGTTCTATGACCTGATGGGTTTCCTGAGATTTCAGTACTAACTGGTCAATCATCGCATAGGTCCCCAGTCTCGAGGGAAGGTTCAATTGTGCCGAGTTAGCATTCGCTGGAACCGACATTCCGGCGGCACCTGCCGTGGCATTGAGATGAACCCGAAAGTTTCCGGTCAATCTCACGGAGTTACCTATGAGAAGTCTTTCCTGCTCACCGATGATGAACTGGATGACTGGTGATCCATTCTTGAAGGATATCCGTCCATTGCTGAGAGTGTTTGCTGGGGTAACCTCCACGTTAATCTGTCCGCCACTGGATACGTCTGTCATTTATGTTATGACTAACGTTAAAAATCAAAGATTAAATTTTAATTTACTCAACAGTCAGTTTCAGAGAAGGAACAGATGGAGGAGGTGCTGATGCTAGGACAGGTGACATATAATTAGGTTCTGCATGATTTACAGGGACTGGTGCGACGAAGTTTCTGAAGTCTGGAAAACTAGGTGATCTTCTTAATTCTTTGTTTTTACAGCAGAGGACGAGTCCTGTTGCTATTCCGAAGATATATGATACTATGTTGAATAAGACAAAATCAAGAGTTGAGAGGTCCATTTATGAGACTTAGATTTGAATGCTGATGGCATCACCACGGATCTGGAGTCTCCTAATATGATGGACGAAGTTGCTCCAGAGTTTATTCTTGACGGGAGCGGTTCCGTTGTAGTTCACCTGTAAATTAAAATCTCTTCCTCTACAATCGTACACCCCATCCTGCAGAGAAAGAGCACGTCCGATGACTGCTGAGTCACGATACTTCGCCATGGACTTCGGGGGAATGCCCGCCATCGCCAGTGCCTTCTCGAGTTCCACCAATCCCTGCTGAGAGATTGACATCTTGCTAGAAATCTTGGAGACATCCACGGCACGATTCGGGTTCAGTTGTCCGTTGTAGAACCACTGATAGTTCGTCATATTGTCCCAGATCCCGACCATGCCCGATCTCGTAGAATACATCTGCTTGTCAGCGGTGTAAACATATCCTGTGGAGACTGCCGCCGAACCAGGATTGAGACCCGCAGGGAATATTGTAGTGAGGACTGTTCCCGTGCCTCCGATGATAATGGCAGGAGTGTTCTGGTAAGTGTAACTAGCAGCAACATACGCCGCATAGGTGGAAGCGGTCCCTTGAGACGCATCCTGGGAATCACCACCTAACATATAGGACTTGTTGGAATAGACGGTAGAGTCGCACGGAACCGACAGAATGGAACGTGCCCGAGACTGAGACAGAGGGAGGCGTATATTAGCAACCACATCGCCCGCCAACTGCGAGTACTTGTAGTTCGTGGATGACAGGAAATCGTAGTTGATGGTTCCGCCCTGTTTCATCATGCTCATCATCTTCCGAGTATATCCGCCAGGCATCTCTAACTGCTGGAGGACTAACTCCACGTTCGACATCGTGTAGGCAGGAGTCGGATCATTCGCCTGAGCAAGGACCGAGGTGGAGGTGATCGACCACGAACCCGTGGCACCATTCACGGTACCAGGACCAGCACCATATCCACCCGTGATCGTACATGCAGCAGCGAGGGTGACGTGGATAAGAGGGAATGCCCGACCAGCAGCGGCGGGTGCTAATTCAATCTCGCTGATAACCATCTCCTGAGGGGGACCACCAGCACTCGTGAAGGTGACTCCCGGTTGATCCGCAACACCGACACCTGTGGCGAAGTTAATCGGGTCCATGTCGTTGCGAAGGAAATATATCTTCTCCCCCACGACGAACGGGAAGTTCTCCAGTTCGATCATATTGTTATCACGCTTCACAAAGAAGTCAGTCATCACTGTCGTCTGACCAGCACCGACTCCCCAATCACCAAGGAGACCTGCCGCTAAATCAGCATCGAGACCTGTGCATGAGTGGAAGATCGGGGCGAGAGTCGCACGATTGAATCTGTTAGTCGTGTCCAGAACCTTAACAACCTTGTTAGCGTCCTCAAGAAGTATCTCGAGTCTCAGACCCTCCGTGAGAAGAGCAGGGAACACCCGAGCATTCTGGAAGATCCCCGTGTGGAGGGGGAGACATATCTTGACGACCGAGTTCCCTGCATCGTGGAGACCATTGCCGACGGGAGTGGAGAGAGCATCACCCCAGACACCTGCTTCACCATTTCCGGGGTTCGTGCCCTGAACGTATGCCGTGGAATACTCAGAGTGAGCAATCGAGGACTGAGTGGATTTCGTGGTGCCACGAGTTCCGCGAGCGGTCTGGTCCCACCCGGTAGTGCCTTCTGTCAATGCTCTGCGTTTGCTGAGAGTCTCATCGTTGTCGTAATCGTATCTTAGAGTTGCTAAGATATTGTAATCCTGATACTCCTCCAGTAACTGAGCACCCGCACCTCCTGACAGGACACGGAGATCCTTAATCAACATCTGAGCACCCGCACCCGAATCCAACTGGACACGAGTCGGGGCATCACCACCTTGGTCCAGTCTCAAATCGAACCGAAGGAACGATTCTTTCGGTTGGAAGTACTGGACGGTCGGGGGAATAATTATCGTGATCTTCTGACCACCCACATAGTTCAGACCATGTTCTGCCTGAACCGCCACCTTAGTCTGTCGCACAGGAATCTTATCGCTCGCATCCCAGAAACTCATATTGTTATACTATGAGATTCAAAAAAAAATCTGGAAGATAAATTTTTGCTTCGCTTAGAAAGCACTAGTCCCACCAATCTGGACTTGTTGTGATGCCCCTGTTTGTTGCTCGGCGACTTGTGGGGTGGATGCGACCTTACCCCCTGTTTCTTGTTCCGCTTGTTGCTTCTGAGCGAGTGCTCCCGTGGGTCCCGTGTCTTTCTTCTCTTTAGAGGCACCGATCGCACCTTCAATCCCCGATGCCAACCCTATCGCCGCCCCGATCAATCCGAAACCAGGGATTAAGAAACTTACTGCTTCTGCCGCACCTGAAGCAATCCCTAACTCGTTGGAGGTCCTCTCATTCGCATTGTGTCCGACCACCTTCCCAGAAGCAAGATCATCAATTAGATCATATCCTCCCGTGAGAATTCCTAAACCCTTCGCACCCTTCTCGAGAGTGGTGAAACCCTTGGTGACACTGGAAACTGCCTCCTCGTCGGGTAGTGCTTCCGCAGTGGACTTTGCCAGACCTGACATCGCCGACTTGACCCCGCCCGCAACGCTCTCCCCTGCCGATGTGGCGATTTTCCCACCGAGACTCGCTGCCGCACCTCCTGCCGCTCTCACTGCTGATTGACCCGTTGCGACTGCCCCACGATATCCTTGAGCGACCTCACCTGCTGATCCAGCAACCGATCTCCCTGCCGCCGCAACGGGGGTCGCAAGTGCTTTGCCCGTCTTGAGGATTTCAGAGTCCTTCGCATATTGACCGAGAGTCCGGGATGCTTGCTCACCGAGACCCATCGAACTCCATCCTTCTCCCGCCGCCTCCGCCGTCTGTGCCGCTTTCCTCCCCGCTTTCACGACTCCGTACGCTCTAGCAATCGTTTCCGTCCCCGCCAGACTTCCACCGACTGCTTCTTCCTGCTTCGCACCGGACTTCTCTCCAGAGACTCTCTGAAGAACCGCACTCCTCTGTGCCTGAATCTGAGAATCCACGTCCATATTGTGACGCTTTCGTTCCTCATTCTCACCCTTCATCTCATCCATCATAGAGTTACCTATTCCTAGAGATGCTCCTTCGCTTGCGTCCATGTTTATGACTTACTGGGTATTTTTTTTATCTTCGGTTGTTAAATTTAAATCAGCATCGGCGTTCTCACTATCGTTCTTCTGACCTCCCTTGGCGACGATGTGCTCGAAACAATGCCACGCTTCGGGAGGATTCTCGGTGAGATTCAGGTACAAAAAATCATACTTCTCCGGAGTTGCTGTGTGATAAATTTTGAGGAAATTCTCTTCTCCCCCAAACTGATCTCCCATCTCTTCGGCGATTTTCCCGAGTTCTTTGTTATTCGGGAAAGGACTCCCGATAATCATGTGAGTGCAGTTGGATCGAATGATAGGTGAGACCTTACGATAATTCTGAGAACTCATCAGTAACATCTTGATATTGTAATGTCTGAATCGAGAGGCGAGGTGATTCAGGTATGCTTCTCTCCTCACGGTACCAATGACATCGTCGAGGACTAACGCAACATCAGGGCGGTCGTCTGGATCATCAAAACTCTTCTGTCTTTCCACGAGACCCTGAACTAACTCATCGGTGTAGGTGTCATAGCAGTCAAACGCCTTTTTTAGGAAGCGGGAGGTTTTGTCATTGAAGATTGTAGGACTAATACACATGACCTCATCAAAGTACTCCTGCCCGTAGAATGCTGAATTCAGGAGGAGGTTGGATATTATTGTTGATTTTCCAGTTCTGATCGGACTGATCATGAGCATCAGACACGGGGGTTGAGGACAGTTCGGGTGTAAGGGTTTTGTCTTTTCCTTAGGGGGATCCTGAACCTTCAAAATCTTCAGAGTCCCATCAATCTTTGGAGCGTCGCTTTCCATCTTTGTATGATAGAGTATTAAATTCTAGAGGATTAACCTTAATTTACCTGAAACAATCCGCCCACATATCATCTGGATCTGGTTGTCCCACCGCACGTCTGACCACCTGATTCACTCGATTCGCTTTCTGAGTTTCTTCCTGTTCTTTTTTCTTCACTTGTTTTCGTGCCTTCCGTTTTGTTTCATGTGCTTCGATCGCTTCGTGCTGAAGGTTAAAGATTTCATCCTTAGTTAGGAAAAGACCCTTCGGTGCCTCAGGAGATTTAACGACTTTCACTGCTTCTTTGACTTCTTTCTCTTTCTTGAGTTGGAGTCTTTCTGCCGTTTCTCCTTTTCGCTTCGCCGCCGCCTTTTCCCGTGCCTTTGCTAGATGAGCGAGTTGCTTTTCAGACACCTTTCTCTTGGGTTTCTTTGGTGGTGCATCCTTGAATATCTGGTCGTCTTCAATAATCGGTTTCACCCTCGGGGGTGGAGGAGAGTTTGGTACAGAGTCATCTACTTCGCCCTCTTCGGTCTCAGGGGATTCTTCGATGGGTGGATCTTCCACTAGGGGCACCGAAGTAGAGGGAGGGGGAGTATCCTTACTCATCACTCGGGGTGGTTCAGGGACATCAGGTTCTTCCGGAACTTCAGGAGGCATCTCCATTTCGGGCAATAAATCGTCGCTCATTGTATGATGAGAACTTAGAAAAAAGATAGACAGAATAGACTTATTTTAGGTTTATCTTATCTATCTGCGGGCATCTCGGACGTGGAATGTGACGATTGTGGTCCCTTCCAGATCTCGGGCATGTAATTCTTCTTTATCGACGATTTCCACATGGCGATCATTGATGACGACTGGTGCTGCATTCTTCAGGTCCAGAT